CTTTATTGGACGCAAAACACCTATGTATGGCAGACGAAAAACCCGGCGCGTTATCTGACCATGGATTCTCTTTTCCCGGGTGGTAGCATCTTCGGGGCCACGATTGAAACGAATCGAAACATACCAGCCACGATAAGCATAGCCCCACAGCCTTATGAAAGAATGCTCGCCATGGAGAAGATCCAGGGCCGGAAGTTTATCACCATCGAGCCAGTAATGGACTTCGACGTTGACGTTCTCGCATCATGGATTGATCGCATCCGACCGGAATTTCTTAATCTCGGAGCCGATAGTAAAAATCACAATCTGCCGGAGCCCACCATTGACAAGATTAATGCCCTGGTTACAAAACTGAAAGAGTACGGCATTGAAGTCCGGGAGAAACATAATCTACAGAGGTTACAGCTTACATAAATGGGCATAGCAAAAAAATATCTTTCAGACGCCAGGCGAATAGACATCGCTGAATCTCTCTTTAAGGTCACGTCGAGAACGGCCGCGACTGACGACCAGAGAGGCGAACTGCATGGCCTCTGCCCGATCCATCAGGAATCAAACCCATCATTTTCGTATAACTTCCAGAAGGACCAATACAACTGCTTTTCATGTGGCGTCGGCGGCGATCTCCTAAAGCTATGGAGCGAAGTCAACGGCCTCGGGCAGAAGGAAGGATTCAAGGCATTCTGCGAGAAATTTGGCCTTCCGCTTGGGGGGGATCAAAAACGGGAGCGCGCGGCGGCGAAGGGCGAGGGAGGGGGCGAGGCGGAGCCTCTCACTCATGAGAAGACGATGGAGATGATGCACAAGGCATGGGAGATGTTTCCCGCCTTGCCTGATGAATGGATCGCTCGTCTCGAGAAGACTCGCGGATGGTCCAGGAGGGTGATCGAGATCCTCGATCTTCGTCTTGAAACATATCGCCTGACGAAAAAGGGATATCTGGTCAAGATCAAGACTCCGGAAAAAATCGCCATTCCGATCCGGGACTCGCAGGGTAACCTGGTTAATATCCGCCTTTATCATGAAGGTGCAAAAGAATACAAAATGATCTCGTTCGCGCGGTCGACGGGATCGTCGCGTCTGTTTCCGACAGTATTTTATTCGGATGAGTTGGCTATTCTATGTGAAGGCGAAACAGACACGATCTGTGCCCTTTCTCATGGCTTCAACGCCGGCACACAGACGTCAAAACTGAAAAACTGGCCGACTGAACACCTGGAGGCATTAAAGGAGCGGGATGTCATTATTGCATATGACGCTGACCAGCCTGGCCAGAAATATGCGACTTTCGCAGCACAGGCGCTCATGGGCACGGCAAAGTCGATCCGGATGATACATTGGCCGTCCTTCATGGGGATCGATGAACCTGGGGTGTACCCCGCGCGCCATGGGCAGGACCTGACAGACTTCTTTGTACGTCACAAAAAGACTTCCGATGATTTCCGCGCTCTGATCGAAACGGCAAAAATATTCGCGCAAGCTCCGGCAGCGGCCGTTTCTCTCGATGACGCCGCCCCCGCAGGCCCCGAAATATTTTTCGCCAGGGGCGTCCATAAGGACCGCATGTCATTCAAACCGCGTCTGTTGGCAAACAAGATCCTGGGCGACCTGGCGTTGTTGTCAGATCCGGAGACGGGCTTGATGTATCGCTGGAATGACCAATACTGGGAATATTTCGACGAGGATCACGTTCGCAACCTTTGCCTGAAATATCTACATAATGAGTCGCAGAAAAGCCGGGCCGAGGATGCCACATATCAAGTTAAGATGCTCTGCACTATACCGCATGGCCGGAAAGTCAATGATCAGGCCGATTGGATATGCCTGAAAAACGGGATGTTCAATCTCGTGACATATGAAGTGAAGCCGCACGATCGGGAGTTCTACTGCACATATTCACTGCCGGTCTCTTTTGAGCCGGAATCAGATGCCAGTTGTAAGCGGTGGTTGCTTTATCTCGAGCAGACGGTTCAAACGCCGGCGGCTATTGCGCAGCTGCAGGAATACCTTGGTTACGTTTTGGTCCGGCATACGAAATTTGAGAAGTGCTTACTTTTAGTAGGGCACGGCTCAGACGGAAAAAGCACGTTTTTGAAGGTCATGAAGGAACTCGTCGGCGATGAAAATTGCGCGGCCGTCTCCTTTCAGGACCTGGAAGATCAGTTCCAGCGATCGTCGTTGTATAACAAGTTGCTCAATATCAGTACGGAGGTCGGCGCTAAGGCGATTGAGAGCCCCTATTTCAAGGCGATCACGTCCGGAGACCCAATCAACGCTGCATTCAAGCATAAAAACACCTTTACTTTTTCGCCATACTGCAAGCTGGCATTTGCGGCGAATCGCCTTCCCCGGGTGCTCGATAACTCGGACGGCTTTTTTCGGCGCGTCCTGCCGGTGCGTTTCAAGCGACAATTCCTCGATGACGATCCGGACAAAGATTCAGAGCTGTTTGAAGTCTTGAAAGGCGAACTGTCAGAGATCTTCTCCTGGGCGGTCGTCGGCCTGGCCAGGTTGTCTCAGAATAAGAAATTCACACAGGCGGAAGAGACCAGGTTGATGATGATGGATTACCGGCGCATCAATAACCCGGTGCTCTGCTATGTCGATGATCAATGCGAGATCGGCGATGATTATGAGGTCACAAAGGCCGATCTCTATGATGACTATAAAAGCTACTGCGGCAAGAATGGTTATACGGCACTGAACAGAGAAAACTTTTTCCGTGAACTCTATGTGGCAGTCAGCAACCTGCGACAATATCAACCGCGCAAGGAAGGCGTTCGTAAGCGCGTTATTGAGGGAATTAAGGTCAAGCCTGATGCGAATAAATAGCATATCTTTTTTTTCGCGTGCCCTTCCCCCTTCCCCTTTGGGAAGTTTATGCGCGCCAAAAATGAAAATACCGGTCGATTTGGCACAGGTGGAACAGGTGCGGCACAGGCAAGAGGGCGTTCACCTGTGCCACTTTTCACCTGATTTTGTTGACGATTCTATCGCTGGCACAGGTGGAACAGGCGAAAATCAACCTATTGCATATGCGCGCGCGCGCGCGTGCAATTCGACTTCTTCCTTTAGAAATATATTGATTATATTAAAAAGTGCTTGTTCCACCTGTGACGGAGGCAAAATGATTGACGTTTCACCTGTGCCAACCGCCCGTGCCAGCCTGTTCCAGCTGTGCCAGATTGGAGGATGACATGAGTCTAGAAAAATTGATGGATAAATACAATCCATTGAAGACTACAGGGACCAACGAAGCCAAGGTTGAGACAACTGGAATGCAGTCCTGGAAGGATAGTGCCCCTGTCGGCAGGTTGTCTGAGTACCTGAAGAGGCACAAGGATCAAGGGATATATCTGTATCAAAGGAATGGCAGACCATATCTATTCTTCAATCCTGGCATCGCTCAGGCAGATCGGAGCACGGAACGATGGCAGATCGCATTCAATATGACCGTCCTCTTTTTTGAAGCGGCTGATGATCTTGAATATCTAATCACTAAGGGTTTGATCGACGTTCCGATGCAATTGGATAGCAGACCAGAAGACCGGGATGCAGTGGGTCCTTCCCCGGCCTCGGAAAGACAGGGGTGTCAGCACCTCGATTTGTCTTCGCATTTGAAATAAACAACCGGATGGAAAAATGGAAGATACTAAGAATGCCGCAAAATCTCAATCGAGAAAAGTGAGCTGCGTCGCATGGCCTGACGAATGTCTTGGGTCTTTCAATGCGGATTTTTTGGACGAGGATAAATGCATCAGTTGGATTCTCTCGCACCTTCATGGAGATAACGCCTATTGTCCCAGTTGCGGAGCCATTATTCTTGACTCGCAGAGATTGCAGCATTTTTGGGGATGTGAACGTCTAAACTGTAAAGAGTGCGGCGCTTTCTTCACTGCACTGACCGATACAATATTCAGCGGATCACACATGAGCCTGCGTGAGTTGTATTTGATGATGATGTTGATCGGTGCAGGCCTGGGCGATCGGATGATCGCAAAGAAGGTCGGCATCAGCGCCGAGTCCGTAAGATTGTGGAAATCGAAATTCAAGGCATGGGAGGCTGCGGCACAATATGAGCGAGAATCTTGAAATAGTCTATATCGGCATCGATCATCTTAAGAAGTTCGCTGACAATCCAAGGAAAGAAAAGGATCGCAATGCCCTCGAAAAACTCAAAGCTCTGATTAAGGAACATGGATTTCAGAATCCGCTTCAGGTCTATGAAGAGAACAACGGTTACACGATTCTCTGCGGTAACCACCGTTTCGACGCAGGCCTTCAACTTGGTAGGCAATCTTTTCCATGCATAATCTACCGCGGAGACCGACGCATGGCGATTGCCCGCGCGATTTCCGATAACAAGAGCAACGAGTGGACGTGCTGGGATGATGAACGCCTGGAAGAGCAGCTCCTCGACCTACAGAAAAATGAGTTCAACTTGGCGCTGACCGGGTTTGACGACATGGAACTAGAGGCCCTTCTGGATCGGGAAGTCATCGAAGACGATTTCGACGCAGACAAAGAATACGAAAATATAGAGAAGCCGGAATCAGTATATGGAGACATCTTCAAACTTGGCCGGCATCGTCTCATGTGCGGCGATTCAAGAATAAAAGAGGACGTCGAAAGATTGATGGCTGGCGCCCTGGCCCGTCTTGTCTTCACGGATCCGCCCTACAACGTCAATTATAAATCTCCCGGAGGGTTGACCTACGACTCTGATAAATTCGGATCCACGGGCGGCAAGATGTTGAACGACAACCTGGCAGAGACGGAAAGCCTTGGGTTATATATCGACGTCCTGAAAAACCTTTACCACTTTTCGACGGAGGATGTATCGCTTTATTGGTGGTTTGCAAACAGGAATGCCGGTCTGAATCAGCGCGCCTTTTTCGACGCGGGATGGCACATGAGCCAGGTCATTATCTGGTTGAAGAATTCGCCGGTATTCAGTTACGGCCAAGACTATCATAGATGTTATGAGCCGTGTATGTTTGGTTGGAAAGACAGGAAGACACATTATACCAATTTGAAAATTAGAAATCTGCGCGACGTATTTCATCTGAGCATCCCCGACTTCGAGGAGATCTTTGACGTCTGGTATCAAAAGCGGGACGTGACGCAGAATTATCTGCACCCGACTCAGAAGCCGGTCAAACTGGCAGAGCGGGCCATAAGAAAGAACAGCCTGGAGGGTGACATTGTTCTTGACGTATTCGGCGGATCCGGATCGACCCTCATCGCGGCCGAACAGATGAATCGAACATGTTATCTGATGGAGTTGGATCCAAAGTATTGCGATGTGGAAATTAAACGTTGGGAAAACTTTGTCGGCGGCAGCCAGCGATTCCCGGTGAGCGACGTCGGCAATTAAAAAAGGGAGCGGACAGTATTCTTGGGGAGCGGTAACTCCCGCAGAACCTGTGAGGACACACAGGGCGCAAAGCGCTACCATCCGCATGAGTTCTTCTACCAGATGAAGGACATCATGTAAATGGTGAAGAAGGCACGAAAGGCGAAGATCCTCAAATGGGATAAAGCGACCATTGATGAACGGGCGCGGATGCTCTGCGAGACATTGCCGGACAGGAAAATGGATCAGAAAAAGCTGAAAAGGCTCCTCGAGGTCGCCGCTTCCGATGATCAGGTCAAGCTCAAGGTCCTGCATAATGCAGTCATCAATTGCATCCGGGACTACAAGGACGAATCGACATCAGCAAAACTGAAAGACTGGCGGTCCGCTGAAGCCGCCCTGGACACATTCATCGATGATCTCTGGGAAGAACATTTCAATGAGGGCGGCGAGACTCTTCCGAACCTTCTGGCCGTTGTAACTTATCTCGATACCCACGGATGGAAAATCAAGAAATCTGCCGCCTATAAGCACCAGAAGGAAGGTAAGATTAGGCCGCAGAAGAACGGCGCCTTTCGCATCGTTGACATCGAAAAATATGCAGCGGCATTTCTCAAGAGAACGGACTCCGGAAAAAAGCAGTCTGACATTCTGGAATCCATGCAGGAAGAAAGAATGCGTGCGGAAGTAGACAAGATAAAGGCTCAGGCCAGGCACTGGGATCTCAGGGAGAAAATCGCCGCCGGCAAATATGTGGACAAGGACACCTTCGAGCGAGAACTGACCAGGCGCGCCGCGGTCTTCAAAAATGATATCGAAAGTTTTATTCGGTCGCAGGCCGGCGAGATCATCACCCAGACTGCCGGCGATCCGGAGCGAGCGCCTGACCTGATCGAATATCTTCTGGACCGCACGGCGGACTGGCTGGATCGATATTCCGGCGACAAAGAATTCACCGTCCCGTTGCCGACCATGACATCGGCGGACGAGGAAAATGACCAAAACGAAGAGGATGAGGAAGGATGATAACCGCCGCCGCCCAAATTATAGCCGCCCCACCGCTCGAGGTCTTCACCTTCACGCCCGGCGAGCGCCGGGTCTTCAAGAAAAAGGAGAAGATCACGGTCTCAGAATGGGCGGAGAGATATCGGATCATCACTGATGGGCCCATGCCCGGGTTATGGCGTAATGACGTCACGCCCTATTCCATCGGCCCCATGAACTGTTTCAATATCCCGTACATCCGGAAGGTGTTGCTTTGCTGGCCGCCGCAGACGTCGAAGACGCAGGTCGGATTCAATTGGCTGGGATATGCGATGGAGCATGAGGCCATGTCGGTTATGTATATCATGCCGGACGAAAAACTTACAAAGCGCATCAGCAAGCGTCGCATCAGGCCGATGTTCAGGCAATCGCCGCGCCTGGCAGCAATCCTCAGTCATTGGAAAGACGATGTGACAGCTCTGTCCATTAATTGCATCAACGGCGCTGATCTGATGATGGTCTGGGCGACGTCGGCAGCGGAACTCAGTTCGGAGTCGGTGCCGGTTGTCATCGAGGACGAACGCGACAAGTACCCTGATTTTTCCGGTAAGGAAGCAGACCCCAAGGCGCTGGGTGAAATCCGGACGACGGCTTATCCGCATACATCAAAAATACTGGAGATGTCCACGCCGGTTTTGGAGACAGGGATAGTTGCCGACATCGAAGACGAGGCCGATCTGATTTATCATTACGGCGCTCGTTGCCCCATATGCTCTGAATATCAAAAAATGGAATTCGACAGTATTACATGGCCGAAGGATAAGCGGGATCCCCGGGAAATGAAAAGAATGAAGCTGGCGCATTATCAGTGCGCCGCATGCGGCATGCACTGGGATGATTACATGAGAAATAAGGCCGTGCGCGACGGCCTGACGAATCCCGCTGCCTTTTATGGTTGGCTGCCGGACCGCGAGGTCGAGCGTCCGGAGGTCGTTGCCTTCCATCTATCATCCTGGTATTCGCCGTTCGTCTCGTTATCCACCGTCGCCGCGGCATTTCTCAGGGGACAGGATGATCCGAAAAAGCTCATGGTCTTCGTCACCCAGCACAAGGCCGAGGCCTGGAGAGAAACGATCATCCCGAAAAAGGAAAGCGGCGTTCTCGAGCATAAGACGGATATCCCCGCGGGAATCGTGCCCGCCTGGGCCGTTGCTCTCACCTGCGGGATCGATGTGCAGAAAAACGGATTCTGGTTTGTCGTCCGCGCATGGGACGCGGAGTTGAACAACAATCTCGTGCAATATGGCTATCTCACGACCTTTGCGGACGTGGAGGCACTGCTCTTCAATACACACTACCAGATTCAGAATTCTGAAGAGACCATGGGGATCTGGCGGGCGGGAATTGACACCGGCGGCGGCGATACGGAAAGCAATGAATGGACGCGCACGGAGGAAATTTACCAGTGGCTGAGAAAGACCCAGCCCGGCAGAGTCTTTGGGACGAAAGGCGCCACACATACCCGCGGAATGCAGTTCAAACGGATCAAATTGAGCCGGATTGATGCCCTTCCCCGCTCTAATAAGCCCATTCCCGGCGGATTGGAGCTCCGCCTGCTCGACACGTCGCAATATAAGGCGCTCATTCATTGGCGCATGGAACGCAAAGAGGGCGAGTCTCAGCGCTTCTATCTCCATGCCGACACCGGCGTTGATTACGTGAAACAGCTCCTCGCCGAGGAACTTGCACGGGACCGCAAGGGCAAAAGATACTGGAAGCAGACGAGCCGTGACAATCATCTTCTTGATTGCGAGGTAATAGCCGCCGCCTGCGCGGACAGCGAATGGTTGCCGTCATTGAAGATGCTGGCGACTCACCTGCAGCAGAGGAAGGCGAGGAAGGAAGAAGGCACTGAAAAACCGAAGGCGATGACGTCAAACTGGATGCATAAAGGCCCTGGTAGTTGGAAGATTAAATAATGAGCGGACAGATCAAAAGAATTCTCACGTCAAAGCAAGCCATAATGGATCACATTACCGACGTCAGCGGCGAGACGTGCACGGAATATATGTTCAGAAAATATGTCAAGCGCGGCATGCCGGCGCGTTACGAAGATAATCGATGGCTCGCGCATGTGGAAAATATCGACGCCTGGTTTAAGAAATACACATGCGTAACGATGCAGGGACAAATGGATCAGATAGAAGCCGAATGAATCTTGCGGAACAATACGGATGTATTTTTTTAGGAGTTGTAATCTATGATAAAAGAGTCTATGTTAGACTCAGTCAAGAGCGATCGGCTAAAGCTTTTATATAGACCGGTATAATTACTGTTCGACGAAAACATTTAAAAAGCCAGCACCTTTGGGGAGGCAAGGAGGGACTAAGCGATGTCGTCAGTGTTAAACTCGGCTGAAATGGGTATGCTATTGAACCTTGTAGAAGAAGCAGCGCGGTCCACGAAAGAAGGGGTGAAACATTTCGTTGAGCCAGCCCCTGGCACCCTCCAACGATCGACGAGTAAAAGGCATCACATTGTATTCGGCAGGCGCGGGTCTGGGAAGTCGAGCCTCTTGCACAAAGCGGCGGCGGATTTGACCATCGATCGACGCCCCATTGCCCACGTCAATTTAGAGGCGTTTAAGGGTCACAGTTACCCAGACGTCTTGTTAAGTGTCCTTATTGCAAGCTTCACAGGATTCAAGAAATGGATGGATTCAGCAGCTGTCCATCCGTCCACGCGTACATCATTCTGGAATAAATTATTTGGGACGGCCCCCAAGCGCCCCTCTTTCAACCACAGAGAGGCCTCTGAACTATCTGCGGCACTGGGTAAGCAGATTGACGCCCTCACGCAAGAACTTCACAGAACTGACGAGTCAGATCTGACCGTGCGGGCCGGATTAGAGGCCAATGAGAAAGATTCGGCTGGGCTAAAGAGCAAAATTGGCGGAGGTGGCGTATCCGTTGAAGCCAATGCTGCATTCGAAGTCAGTCAAAAGCACAAAGAGGAAATTGAAGAAAAATTCAAAAGACAGAAGATCGAATTCTTACTTCGGCACATTATGGAATATCAGAGTCTGTTTCTTCGCCTTGGCGAGTTGTCAGATGGTGACGCTTACCTATTTCTAGACGACCTCTACCATATTCGGCGTATAGATCAACCGCGGGTAATGGACTATTTTCACCGGCTTGCAAAAGATCACAATCTGTGGCTCAAGATTGGGACGATCCGGCATAGAACACGTTGGTATTTACACGGAGACCCTCCAATCGGAATGAAACTCGGCGATGACGCAGACGAGGTTGATCTTGATCTCACTTTGGAGAAGTATTCTCTTGCGAAGGAATTCCTTTCAAAAATCCTAAATAGCTTTGCCTCCGAGGCAGGTGTGTCGCCTCTTAAATCGTGTCTTACAGATGGTGCACAGGATAGGCTTGTACTGGCAAGCGGGGGTGTCGCAAGAGACTTTCTCTCAATATTTAGGCGATCATTAAATGTTGCACGTGAGAGACGAGGAGGGCATAGAGGCGAGAAAGTGGGTGTCGAGGATGTGAATATGGCAGCAGGTGAATATGATTCTTCAAAGAGGGAAGAATTCAAGAGAGATACTCTAGACGATGGGGTCAACTTGGAAAGTGAATTTCACAAACTCCGTGACTTTTGTTTATATAAAAATACTAACTGTTTCCTCTTAGACAAAGAAGAAAGCGGCCCCGAGGTGGATTTAATCCACGAGCTTGTTGATCTCAAGCTGATCCATTTGGTGAGGTCAAGAGTAACCGTAAGTGGTCGTGCCGGGAAAATATACGAGGCATACATGCTCGATTTGAGTCAGTATTCTGGTGCACGTAAGCGAAGAGAACTGAGAATCGTGGAGTTTTGGAAACCATCCTCTCAAGAGGCACTTCGTAAAAAATCACTGATCTACTCCGCATGTACTTCTGCGGCATCCTGGCATCAAACCTGACGCTCTGCCTGACTCTCTCCGTCGCTGCCGCTTCGTTGCTCACAGGTGAGTTCGTCGTTATATCTTTCAAATAGTTATCATTGATACTCAATATTAATTCCGAGTGAGGACGTGTAGGTGTTAACAATAAATTAAAATGAACCATTTTCCTGATGGTGAGCCTACCCGGGATCATCCGGGGCACAGCAGCGAGAAGGGTTCAATAACTGAAAAGAACTTGACATATCCGTTAAAGTTGTTTACAGGCATTGCCGATTTATGTTATTGAGAATGTGAACATGCACAGTTCGGTCATATCAAATTCTTAGAAAGCGTCATTACGATGAAATTGGATAGGCCCCAGACTAATGTTTCGGTTGTGGCGCGTCAATTCAATCCGTCAATCATCACACAACACTGGCTCATAAAGAATGGAATACTTTTAGAACCGGATTTCAATCCTGAGTGCGTGTTCTCTCCTGTTGTAGCAGACGTCAGGACTAAGGAATTCAATTTCATTGTCGTGCCAGAGAGGTTGCAATTTATCCCTAATGTTGATGATACCGACGCTGAGTGTCGTATAATAGTATCAAAGGTTGGGAGAATAATTGAACTGTTGCCCGAGACCCCTTTCGTTGCAGTTGGCATGAACTTCCTGTGGTTCATAGATCTGGAGTCTGAGCCGCAAACCAGAATAAGCCGAAAGCTGTTTTTCAGAGACGGTTCTAATCTCTACAAAAAATTCGATGCTGAGGATGCGCAGTTCGGCGCTTACATGAGCAAGGAAGTTATTGGCTGCCGTTTACGCTTAAACATAAAACCAGTTATCTTGACTATCGAGAATGAGCAAAGCCCTAGACTACAGTTTTCATTCAATTTTCATCTTGATCTTCCGAATGATGAAAAGGTTTCGGCTATCAAGGATTTCTTACCGAATTGGATAAAGGCGAAAACATTGACACGCGAAATCGCGGAATGTGCTATTCAGGAGGCAATGTGATGGAATCGAGCGAGACCCTTCTTCAATGGAAACTAAGCGATCCCCTTACTCTGCTGGACGCTTTCTCAATTGCAAAGATTGGTGAGACAAAGACGCGCATATCTACACGAAGCCTAGTCCCGGACATGATTTTGCATGAATCAGCAAACACTGCCACCTTCCGCATCGTCGAGTGGTTTGACTTTACAAAAGAGAAGAATGTAGACGACACTGTTTTAAGAAGCCTCAAAGCGTTTGTTTTGACAAAGATACCGACCAATTCCGCAAGAGCATTTATGCATTCATTTGTTGGTCATCCAGCTTATGAATCATGGGCGTCGCTCAAGAAAGATGAAATTGATGAATTGAGAGATATTGCAATAAGAAGTCTCTATGATAGCATGGATATTGGGGTTGAACTTTCTGGCGAAGTGCTCAGGTTCAGCTATCAATACAAGCTGATGGAGCATATCAAAACTTCAGCTGACCTGATAAGACGATGTTTTACTTCTCATGAAGAAATTTCAGCGGAATTGATGGAAGACACAGAAACCGATGAGATATGGGTTGTCCTCAATATCTTTGTCAGAGGTAAAACTAATCAAATACTAGACATGTATGACGAGTATACGAGAGAATGGATAGCCAAAGTCCCTTGGCCAGCATGTTCCAGAGTAAGAATCTCGTACTATCCCGTTGAATGAAATGGACCCACGCGATTTCCAACTGGTAGCGGCTAAACTGGCGTTGAGCAAGACACCCGCCGAGTTCAGATCATCAATTAGCCGTGCCTACTACGCAGCTCTTCACGTCAGTGCTGAAATCCTCAATGACATCGGCATACCTGTAGAAAAGGGCATACGCTGTCATCAGTCTGTCATCACTTGTCTACACAATAGCAAGGACGAAGAGCTTGCAAAGATCGGCTCACAATTGGACGATGTTAGAAGTGATAGACTCAAAGCAGATTATCACTTGGATGATAGGAAGATTGCTACGCCAGAAAAAGCGAAGGCAACTGTCTCTCAGACTAGCAGAATGATAGCTATTTTGGATTCCTGTAAGAGTGGAAACCCAGAGCGCAAGAAGAAGCTTAGACAAAGCATCAAAGAATATCAGAATAAAATACAGCCACTTCAAAGTAACAGGTCCCTTTAACATTTTGTTGGCACCCAAGAAAGTCAAAAGGTCATAATAGAGCCTCTCAATCAGCAAGTTACTGTATGAGACAGGAGACACCAAAATCTTCGTTTCAATCCGATTTGATATTTTAATAATCGGTGCGTGGTGGAACTGGTAGACACACCGACCTGCGAAGTCGGGGAGGGTTTTCCCTCGTGTGGGTTCGAATCCCACCGCAAAAGCATTTCACATGAGCATGGGATGTTTTTGCGAGGAGATTGGACTTGCTACCGGCGATAAAACCATTTTCCGGATGGTGAACCCACCTGCCTTATCAGGCCACTCTGTTTCATCCCTCCCTTACAGGATTTGTTTTCTTTCGTGAATTACAACCGACTTCAGGCTGGTTGTTGTGCATCCTCACTTTAATTCTGAATAGGAAGTTGAAGATAAGTAGGTGAACGAAACAGCAACCTCCGTAACTAACTTTCTGTAGTCGAGTCGTTATCAGTATTTCCAGCCATGCGACATTTCATCCCGAACGCTTATAATTACGCCGCAAATTTTCCGCTTGAAATTAGATAAGAATTGCGGGAAGCTAGATAAGTTATAAGTGATCTCTGGTGCGATGAATTGACGACATGAAGTTATCTCACAGGAGGTAAAGTGATGGAGGCGGGAGAAGAACAAGGTCAGAAGCATGTAGAGGTTAATCCGTTAGACACTCTACAAAGAATCATCGACCGCTCGGATAAAGAAGTTGACAGGGTTTATAAGATCTATCGAATTTTAGCGGGGGCGATTACGTTAATCCTGGTAATCGGTATAGGTACTCTTGGGTACGTTAGCTATAACAGCGTAAAGGACATGCAGAGAGACCTGAGACAAGAGATGGACAGGCTTAAGACGAGGGCTGCTCAAGAAATGAACGACTTCCAGCAAAAAACATCGGAGGAGTTTATACTCTTGAAAAATCACTTGAGATCAGAGTTGGAAATGGTCGTGACAAATGTTGGCAAAAGAGTAAACCAAAGGATAGAGGACGAATTCAATAAGGACAATATACAGACCTTAGTAAACACAAAAGCGTCTGAGAGAATCGATAAAGTAGCAGATTTACTTATTGGGCAGCAGGTGGAAAAAAAGATCGACCCCAAGATGAAGGCTGCAGAGGAGAAAATAAAGGATGTAAATCAGCAAGTCGCTAAGACCGCCGAAAGCATAAAGGATCTTAGATCGGAGACAGACTTTATAACTGCAGTAAATGCTGCTCAGAATAATGACAGAATAGCTTTCGAGAAGTTGAAGATGTGGGCAGAAGACAAATCATTCCCATTCTATGAAAGAGCAGGTCAAGCATTTAGAAAAGTTATGCAGGACCATCAGTCCGCCTTCGGTAAAACTCCTGTTGATGTTCCATGGAAGGAAGGTGTAGACCATTCTAAATTTACAATTGAAGACCTTCGTAAGGTTTACGATGACGCGGGAAATTATAAGGCAAGTGTCATAAAATATGTGTGGGAGAGAAAAGACTTAACGAAAAAAGAAAAGATGCAGTTTTTGATAGATATTATTAAAAGTGAAAAAGACCTTTTCTTCTTAGAATACGCAGGTCGCTACTTTATCCAGGAATCCAAGCAAAAAGTCTATGAGATTGCATATTGGGAACATTTAAAGTGGTGGGATGAGCATAAAGACGAGATAAAATGACCTTCCTCGATCCATAAAGTCGGGGGGACGTTGATAAGTTCGTTGTGTTGGAACTGCTCATATCGATTAAAGAAATATTTCTAGTATCTTGTGCGGTTCATTTATTTCAACTGGTAAGCGTTAACCATCATAATGACTTTAGACTGACGATTCGTAGGTTAATAAATTCAACCCAATATTATATTTCGAGATATACTAAGAACCCCTGTCAAGAAAAATAACACCCTAAAACCCCCCCAATAGCACCTAAAAACCCCCCCAAATACCCCCAACAATCTCGTGAAGGGCATTTTGCGCGGAAAACCCTATGATATAGATTCGCCATCGAATGCGACAACTATATCTTGAGGTCAAAGTGTGAATCCTGAGCCCTTGGTTATCATCGCCGGCGACACCCTCACCTGGCTGCGTCAGGCGAATCAATGCCAGTATCCCGACGCCTATGGCAACATGCAGACGCCGAAGGCCTCCGCGGGTTGGTCCCTGTCATATACCCTGGTCATGGCAGGGCAGCAGATCCAGATCAATGCGACTGCAAACGGCGACGACTTCCTTGTGAATGTGGCGGCCACGACTACCGCTGCATACGCTGTCGGAACATATTCCTGGGCAGCTTACGTCTCGAAAGGCACCGAGCGTTATCAGATCGACAGCGGCACCTTCCAGATCAAACCGAACCTGGCGGCCCAGACTTCCGGCTACGACAATCGTTCCCATGTGAAAAGAGTCCTCGATGCCCTCGAGGCTGCCATCGAAGACGCGGCAACTAGAAGCCAACTCGATCTCATCTCCTATGCAACCGGCAACAACAATCTGCACCGGAACCGCGCCCAGCTCATCATCTGGCACAACCGTTACAAGGTTATGTATCAGCAGGAACTGGCCGGCGAGAAGATACAGAAGGGCATGGATGCCGGCAACACCGTTTATGTGAGGTTCTGATGTCTCTTGTAGCTGATCTTCTAAAAAGATTTGGTTATGTGAAAATGAAACGTGATCCTTCTGTCGGTGGGGGCTATACGGGATATGCAGCCGCGCAGACGGGACGAATTTTCGACTCCTGGAATCCGACGAATCTCAGCGCAGACGCCGCCCTTCGTTATCAGCTTTACAGGATCCGTGCCCGCTCGCGCGACCTCGCCATCAACAATGCCTATATCAAGAAATTCATCGGCATGGTTACAACGAACGTCCTCGGCCATTCCGGCATTAATTTCCAATCGAAGGTGAAATTCAAAAACGGAGATTTCGACAAGAAGACGAACGCACTCATCGAGGAAAAATGGGATGACTGGGGCAAAAAGAAAAACTCCCCGGACGTGTCAGGTAAACTCTCCTGGCGCGGCATCCAGAGGCTCATCCTCCGGACCGTCGCCACGGACGGCGAGATA